TAGTCCTTTAGGACTAAAAAAAAAAAAGAGGCTAATTGATAGCCTCTCTTTCTTCCATATAGACGCTCTGCCAGTTGATTATTTATCGTTCTACAAACACATGGCTTCTAACTAAACAAGAACCATCGTTTAGTAAAAAGAATAGACCATCTTCTGTCCAGTGACCTTTCTCTTCGTTCAAGACCTGACCTTTTGGACTAATGTACAGCCACCTGTCTTGTAGAATAATGGATAGATAGTCACCTTCCACATTTCTTATGCTAAGGTATTTGGCTTGTATATTGACCATTTTAGCCTCCTATGCCGGAAACAATGTTTTGAAAGCCTCTTCAGAGAGGAGACCTTTTTTCACCAATTCCTGGGCTTTCATCTTGGCCTCTTTCAATACCTTGGCTTTTGACACTCCCTTAGTTCTCCATACCTTATCGACAGCAATGGAGTACCAGGTCTTTTTGATGACCTGAACCTTCTCAGTGGCCGTCAAGGCATGGTCTTTATCCCTGGCCACGGAATCGCCCAGCTTTTGAGCTATTCCATTTTTAATGACCATTTTTTGGATTTCATCGTACTTTTTAAATTCAGGAAATATCACGGTGATATCAAATTTTTGCGTGGTATCTCCTAATTTCATGACCAGGTCATTATTGACCAGTTCCCATGAAATCCGTTCGGATTTTTCCTTTTTCTTTTCGGATTTTTCCTTTTTCTCTGCCATAATTATGCCTCCATAAATTTATTTTTTTATTATGACAGAGCGTCCATATGTAGGAACGAACATTGTTCGTTCCATTTTCAAAGAGCAACGCCATTATAACACAAAACACCTGGGTTGTCAAGCTCACGCCCATATTGCCCAAAAATCCCGGCCGAAAGGCCCCCTAAGACCCCCAGGGCATAGTACCTGACGGTTTTTGACAGGAAACTTTTTACACAAAAGTAAAGTTTAGAAAATATGTTCACATGGACACCTTGACAAATTCTATAAAATATGGTATAATAACATCACCATGGGAAGACCTGTTGCTAAGATAGATGAGCAAGCGCTAATGGATCTCTTAGAAAGAGACCTCCCACAAAAGGAGGCTGCGAGAGAGCTTGGTATATCTATTCCCACCTTGGCTAAGCGAATGGCGGATATAAGAGAGAAACAGGGAATTCTCCTTAAATATAGAGACCTTCAATCCCTCCATCTAACAGAATTACAAGCCAGAGTCCTTGAGGCTATTACTCCTGAGAAAATAAACGAAGCTTCTTTAAGAGATCTTGTTCTTTCTTATAAGATCTTGAAAGATAAGGAGCTTAATATAGACGGCAAGCCTAGTGAGATTAAGGGTTTGGTGGCCTATCTTGTAGAGATAGAGAAAAGGGAAATGGCCCTTGATGGCTCTATAGATGTTGAAGACATAGAGGATATAAAAGACTATGAAGATGATAAAACTTCGCCGGGCATTTTGCAGTGATGAGGTAACACTTGGATTTCTTTCAACGGGAAAGAATATCTATGCTACCTTAGAACTACCAGATAGGGCAAATACTGTTAATATATCTTGCATCCCAGAGGGAGCCTATGTCTGCAAGCGTGGGGCCATAAGAGGAAAGATGTGTTATTTCCTTAAGGATGTCCCTGGGAGAACATCTATAGCTATTCATAGAGGAAATACTGTAGATGACACAAGGGGATGTATTCTTATAGGAAGCATCTTTGGCAAGTTTTATGGAGAATTTACTGTTATAGAGAGCAAGAAATCCATGGAAAAGCTATTAGAAGAGCTTGGAGAAGATCCTTTTATTATAGATATAAGGAAATGGAGCTAAATAAAACTATATTAGAAAAGCTTCTTCAATGGAAGAAGAGCCCTCTTCTTTTTGTAGAGGAGTGTATAGACTGGCCAAAGGGCCAATCTGTTACACCTCAGCAAGTTGAGGCCCTAAAAGCCCTTCCTCATGCTAAGAGAATTACCATTCGCTCAGGGCATGGCTGTGGAAAGGACTGTCTGGCCGTTTTAGCTTCATTATGGTTCATGGTTACAAGGCCTTATGCAAAAGTAGTAGTAACAGCTCCTACAAATAGACAGTTAAATGACATTTTTTGGTCTGAGTTATCTAAGTGGTTTAGGCGGAGCAAGGTTCAAGATGAGTTTATTTTACAAAAAGATAAGTTTTTTCATAAAAGTGCTCCAAAGGAGTGGTGGATAAGGGCTGTTAGCCCGCAGGCCAGGGCTACTAAGGAGGAACAAGCGGAAACGCTGGCTGGATTTCATGGAGATCATCTCTTGATTGTATGTGACGAAGCTTCAGGCATTCCCGATCCAGTATATGTTCCCTTAGAAGGTGCTATGACACAAGAGGATAACAAAGTTCTTCTTATAGGAAACATGACTAAGGGAGCTGGTTATTTCTATGACACTCATTTTCATGCAAGTATTAGTAAAAAATGGTGTAGATTACACTGGGATAGCCGAAAAAGTCCTATTGTTTCTAAGGAAACTGTGGAGTACTTTAGGGATAAGTACGGAGAAGATTCCAGTATATTTGCCATTAGAATAACAGGCGATCCTCCTAAGTCTGATGAAATGAGCTTCATTCCTCTCTATGCTGCAAGGCAGTGTTTGGGGAATGAGATAGAGATTGCTGAGGATGAGCCGCTATATCTCTCTGTGGATGTTGCAAGATATGGGGATGATAAGTCTATTATTATGCCGAGAAGAGGATTAAAGATATATCCCTGGGATACACATGCTAAGCTAAACACTATTGACCTTGGAGGCCATATAAACATGATGTATCAAGAGCTTGAAGCCGACGGCCTGGCTATAGATGTAATTGGAGTAGGCGCTGGTGTTACAGATTGGCTCCAAAAGCATGGACATATTAAGTGCTTTGGTATCAATGTGGCTGAATCTTCGACAGATATAAAGAAATATGATAGGTTAAGAGATGAGCTTTGGACTATGGTAAGGGATAAATGCTTAGCTGGAATGTATTCCTTTCCTGAAACGGAAGAGGGAGAGGAGCTTTGCAATGAACTCGCCGCTCCGGGATATAGCTTTAATGCACATGGAGGTTATAGGATAGAATCCAAGAGGGAAATGAAAAATAGAGGCATTAAATCTCCCAATATAGCTGATGCTCTCTGTTTATCTGAATATTTTGGAAATACTGCGCATAGGGTGTGGAGTAAGCCTAAGAAGGATAAGGCTAAGCCTTATTACATAAGTGATTATATGCAATATTCTCAGTATGGCTGGATGGCAGTTTAATGGCAGAAGGTTCTTGTAACATGAACGAGAGGATGTTTGGGTCTTTGATGAATAACATAATGGAGCCTTTCGATTGTGAGATGTACGATTACGACTTTGGCAACAGGACTTTTTCTATAAATGGTTCAAGTGAATATATTGACTTCTTTTTTGAAGCTATAAACAACGTTATATTTCATTGGAAATGTTAAGAACATTCAATAATTGAATCTTCTGGATAAAGGGAGTGTATATGAATGATAAGACATTAGTGGTATTAGCGATATGTTTGCTGGCTATACTGGCTACATATAGGCCAGATTGCCCTGATTTACTGGAGCTTTTCAAGAACTTCGCCTCTGGTCTCTATGGCTTAGTGACTGGTTACACAATTGGAAAAGCTTTTAGTAATAGCACTAAGAGAGAACAGTAAATGGATAATCTAACTACAGGAGCCGGCGCTGGTGGGGGTGGACTTTTAGGAGCTGCTTTGGCTTGGTTAGGTTCGAGGGCCAGAATTTGCTCTATAGAGAGGCGTCTTGATTCTCTCGTAAAAGATGTTCAATATGAACGAACATGTAGCGAGATACATAAAGCAATAGATTTGCGCTTGGGAAGTATGGAGGAAATGCAGAGGGAGACAAGGAAAGATATTAAATCAATTCTTGAGAAATTAAAGTGACAACTTGTCTATTTTTAGAAAGATTAAAAGGAGAATATTTGAAATGAAGAAGCTTTTGTGCTTACTAACAATAGCCTTGATACTTTATAGTTGGCCAGCATTTGCCGGTAGGGTTATTAAAGTGATTGATGGCAATGGTACTTGGACAGATCCTTGGTATGCAGAGAAAGGATCTCGTATAAATGTATCTATTGAAGATTATAATGCTACTACCAGTATGACTATCACTTTGCAGAGGAGATTACCTGGAGATACCAGTTGGGGCAGAGATGTGAAAACTTGGGATGTAACAGGAAGTTCGGCAGATGTGGAAGAAACTACAGCTTATCCTGAGCCAGAAGGTTGTTATTATAGAATAGGATGTGATGCTGCCAGTGATTATGCGAGCGGAAATTGTACTTGCAGATTGGGTGGAGGTAGAAGATAATTAGGAAGTGAGACAATGCCCTTACCAAAATATTATAACAAAGTGGGGCGGTTGCATTGGATGCTCATAGAAATAAGCACTCTGCTTGTAAGGGGCGGCAGAGAGCGTCTCTCGGGAGAGGAGATCGACCACGGGTTGAGCTTCTCAAAGAAATAGAAAGAAATGTAATCAAGAAAATTTTCTTGTAGGAGGTTGCATGGCACGAATAGTCTACATAGAAAAAGGCACTTACAAAGAAGGTATAAATGAGATAGGAGATATTGTCTTCCCTATCCATGATGACAATGTTGATTTGAGTGGTGCTGGATATGAAAATTTTGGGATTCTTGATATCCCTGGCTATACGGCCGAACAAGTGCAGAAAATTATTGAAGCTAAAATACCTGAAAGAAACATGGCTTTCTATTCTTCGGTGGGGGAGAAGTGGACTTTTGAAAGGCCACAAGAAAAACAGGTGTGGAAGAATGAGAAAGGGCTCTGGTGCTTTATCGAGAAAGAACCTAAATATCATTTAACGATTGCCGCCTTGACTACGAAAGATAGGGATGTTTTATCCTCAAAACTGACTACATCTACACAAAAGAAGGAGGTCTTAAGTAAGATACAGGTGAAGATTCCTTTGGATAGCGCCAATTTGGTGGAGGCTACAGACCTAAATGCCTAATACTGTTTGGTACAGTATATCTCCGTATGGTACTGGAGATATTAAAACGGGCACTCCCACTATTTCCATATCCGGGGGTGTGGTAACGATTAGTGTTGCCCAAACTGGAAATATTGGCTGTGGCTGTTGCGTTGAGTACAATTCCCTAAAGGCTTATATTGCACCAAACAGGCTTGGTTTTGACAGTGGTGGGACTACAGAAATAAAACCCAGAGATAAGCTGGAAGGGGTTTCATCAAGTGCTACAGGGATTGTCAGGGCTGTTGAACTTACCAGTGGCTCATGGGCTGGCGGAGATGCAGCAGGTTATATCTATTTCAAGACCACAAGCGGAACCTGGCAAAACAATGAGCAAATAAACAGGGTCCTACCTTCTTCATCAAGTGATGTTGCTACAGTCGATGGAACTCTTCAAGGCAATATTGGTAATGGCAATACTCAATTCGTTGTAAAAACTGCAACTGGTGAAACTCCATCAGATCAGTCAAGTATCTCGCTCACCAGTATTCATCACGAGTATGCCAGTTTGAATGCTTATGAGGCTGGATTTACGGACTCTAATCACATTAACAATACTGATCTTACTGCCAGTGGTGCCGATGTGATAGCGTTTGCCTGCGATTATTATGACCATGATGATCAGACAGCAGATACATCGGCAGTAGCTATTGATTTTAGCGGCACTACAGATTCAACTCATTACCTTCAGGTCTTTACACCAACTGGTGGAGCTGAGAGTATCAATAATCAGAGGCATGATGGAAAATGGAATGATACAAAATACCGCATAATAAGCAGCGCAGAGAGAACACTAGAAATATTAGAAGATTACGTTACTATCGAAGGTTTACAGGTCTACAACAACAAAGCTACAGGACATATTTATGGTATTTATGTAGCAAACCAGTCTATAGGAAAAGTCGAAATAAATAAATCTATCGTGAAAATAGATGGTTCTTCTAATAGTGCTTATAATAATGGGAATGTTTTTTGCTGGTATGCTAATATAATTGATATAATTAACTGCATTATTTATGGGGGAGACAAAACTAATAATAAGCGCAACGGTATATTCAGTAAAGATACAACAGTGAGCGTTTATAACTGTACTGTTTCTGGAGCCTATGCAGGAATAAACAGATACGTATCAGGTATAGTAAAAGCTATTAATTGTGCAGTCTTTGATAATGTAGATAATTTCATTGGAAGTTTTGATACTATTGATTATTGCGCTTCAGACGATGGAGATGGAGGTACTACTGCAGTAGTACCTAGCGATTGGTCATCAGTTTTTGTTGATTATACTAATGGAGATTTTCATCTCAAGTCAACTGATACAGATTTAAAAGATGCAGGAACAGATTTATCTTCTGAGGGTTTCTCCGACGACATAGACGGCGATACCCGTTCAGGCACTTGGGACATTGGAGCGGATGAGTATGTGTCGGGGGGATATACTCTCAATGCCGAATCTGGCATCTTTTCCCTCACTGGGCAAGATGTAGGCTTATTGGCAAATCGTTTGCTTAGTACAGATGCAGGTTCTTTTTCTTTAACAGGTCAAGATATAGATTTATTGTTAGGACATTTACTCAATGCCGACTCAGGATCATTTGTGCTTTCTGGTGCTGATATTGACTTGTTTATTAATCGTCTCTTATCCCTTGACTCTGGCTCGTTTGTTTTAACTGGGCAAGATATTGATTTACTCTTTAATAGGCTTTTAACTGCTGATTCTGGCTCGTTTATCTTAACTGGTCAAGCTGCTAATTTATTGCTTAATCGAGTCCTTTCTGCTGAGGCTGGCACCTTTACAATATCAGGCGCAGATGTCAGTCTGCTCTTAGGCAGAGTCCTCGGAATGGAGGCAGGATCATTTACTCTCACTGGTGCCGACGTTGATTTTATTTATTCTGGTAGTGGAGCGACATATACACTTACTGCCGAATCAGGTGCATTTGTTTTAACTGGTCAAGACGCAAGTTTGCTTGTAGATAGAATTTTAAATGCAGATAGTGGATCGTTCGCTTTGAGTGGGCAAGATGCGAATTTGCTTTTGAATAGACTTCTGGCAGCCGGATCAGGTTCATTTACTCTCAGCGGGCAAGATGTGACCTTATTAGCTGATAGGCTTTTAAATGCTGAGTCAGGAGCATTCTCTTTAACAGGTCAGGATGCGAGCTTACTCTTAGGCAGGCTGCTAAATGTTGAATCTGGCTCGTTTTCATTGGTCGGCCAGGGTATAACTCTACTTGTAGATAGAAGATTAAATACCGAAACTGGTACATTTACTCTTACCGGCTCAGATGTAACATTTATATGGAGTGGGAAACCTCTTGCTGCTGGCAGATTAATGGTAACCTTTACTCCGAGAAAAGCGGGGATAACCTTTACCTCAAGAAAAGCGGGGATAACTTTATCATAGGAGATTAATTATGGCGACATTCAACAAATTCAATTCTTTTGTAGAAGCAGTAGCAGAAAAGAAACATGACCTTGGTAGTGACCAGCTTGTAGTGGCTCTCACCAATAGTGCTCCATCAGCCACCAATTCAACATTGGCTGATATTACAGAAATCTCTTACACAAATTGTTCTTCACGGAATATCACGACCACCTCATCTTCGCAGACAAGTGGAACCTATTCACTTGTTTTAGAGGATCTTACTCTGACAGCGTCTGGTGGCAGTGTTGGCCCTTTTCGCTATGTAGTAATTTATAATGATACTGCAACGAATGATGAACTGGTCTGCTGGCATGATTACGGTTCTTCTATAACGATGAATGACGGAGAAACATTTAAGATCGACTTTGGAGCGAATATTCTCACTCTTCAGTAAAGGACTTTGCTATGGCGACAACATTAACGCTGCATATGGATGAAGAGGGTTCTTACATCATCAATATTGCTACTAAAGATGACAAAGGAGATGCTAAGGCTCCTAAAACTCTTAACTGGACTCTTACGACCAGAGATGGACAGACGATCATTAACAATCGCAAGGAAGTAAATATACCGAATCCTACATCTTCAGAAGATGTGGTGCTGAATGATGCCGACTGTGCTGTACTGCCACATGAAACAGCTGGTAAGATCTTGAGGCTCTTTACAGTTCAGGGCACTTATGATAGTGATCTTGGGAATGATCTGAATTTGCGTGCGCAGTGTTATATCCCGTTGGATAATTACCCTGCGCTGCCTATAAGTTAATAGAACTAATATTATATAATGGAGGAACTGAAATGGGAAAAGCAGAAAGAATCATAGCATTAATTGAAAGGTGCCTTCCTCTTCTTGAGGCTTTTGGGGAGATAATGATCCCTATTATTGAGAAGTTGATAGCTCTATTGGAAAGGGAACACGATAAGGATAAATAAAGGAAAATACCTTGAATATAGAAGAAACTGTATATCCAGTTGGAGTAGATAATCCTGTTTTACAAAAGCTAACTACCTGGCTAAATGAAGCTGAAAGGTCTATTCCTGAGTCTAAGTGGCGGGAGGTAGCTGAAGAGGATTATGCTTTCTATGCAGGAGAGCAGGATAGTAGAGAAGTTCTTGCTCTCCTAAAAGCTCAAAGAAGGCCTAATACTGTATATAATGAAATAAAGCCTAAGATAGATAAGCTTGTTGGCCTGGCTGATCAGGTTAGGAGAGTTCCTTATGTTCTTCCAGTAGGAAGGGAAGATGAAGCCTTGACGGAGCTTATGAATGGATGTATAAAGCACTTTAGGTATACCTTAAAGCTATCTGACAAAGAAATGGATTGCTTTGAGCATACTGTTAAAAGCGGGAGGTCTTTTTTATACTTTTATATAGACAATTCTAATCCCTTTGAACCAGAGATAAAGGCTACCAGACTACCAGGAAGAGATGTTCTTGTAGATCCTAACAGTATAGCCTATGATCTTGATGAAGATGCCAGGTTTGTTTTCATAAGTAGATGGTTCAAGGAGGAAGATATAGCTGCATTTTGGCCAGAGTTTAAGGATGCAACTTCTGCAATGATGCAGGGAAGTATGGGCTTATATGTGCCAAGTTTCTTTGATGAGAGTAAGGAGCTATTTAGATTAATCGAGGCTTATTATAAGGTTCCTGAGAGAGTTGTTTGGTTTATAAACCCAGTTACAGGGAAGCCGGAATACTTAACAAGGCCTGGTTGGCAGAAGTTCAAGAAAGCTATTAAAGAAGGATTAAGGCTTCCTGATGGAAGGGTTATTAATGAAGTTCCTGAGGCAGTAGAAACAGTTAAGAAATTTATGCACTATGCTATTTTCTCAGGTGGAATTCTCTTAGAAAGTGGTTTATCTAAGTATAAACATGAAGGATTTCCTATAGTACAGTATGGGGCTTATAAGAATGAGGATGAAAACAGATGGTTTGGAGCTATTACCATGCAAAAAGATCCTCAAAGGGCTCTTAATACTATGAGAAGACAGTTGGTACATTTGCTTCAGACTGCTCCGAAGGGAATCTTAATGCATGAAGTGAATGCGATTCTTAACATAGATGAATATGATAAGCACTCTTCTGAGCCTAATTTTAGATTAGAGCTTGAGAGAGGAGGACTTGGAAGGGTAAAGTTCTCAGATCAGCCAAGAATAAGTAACATATATGCTGTTCTTGATGGAGTCTTCCAGCAGAGTATGAAGGACGTAAGTGGAATACAAGATCCACTTATGGGCAAGCAAACATCTTCCAGAGAGCCTGGGGTTACTGCGAGATTGAGACTTGAGTCTAATATAGCTGTTTTATATATCTTGTTAAGGAACTTTAGAGCGAGTAGAATAGCTGGAACACAGAAGATGCTTTCTCTTATCCAGCAATATGTTACCATGCCAAGGTTAATAAGGATTGAGGGGCCTGAAGGTGAGAGATTAGTTGAGATAAACACACAACTTAATCCGCAAGGACCAGGTTTTAACGATGTAAGCGCTGGCAAGTTTGACGTAGTCATTGATGAAGCGGCTGAGAATCTCACAATGAAACAAGAGATCGCCAGTAGACTTATAGAGATTGCCCACAATGAGCCAGGTGTTATTCCGCCTGAGGTTATTTTGGAATATCTGGATTTACCAGTATCTGTTAAAATGAAGGTGCAAAAGTATAATGAAGAAAGAATTAGAAGGGAGGAAGAGTTTAGGAGAAAGGAGCTTGAAGCTAAAACCTCCGTGTCAATGCAGCGAAAAGAGAAAAACGCTGTACAGGAGAAGGAGGAAAAGAAAGATAAAGGAAAAGGAGCTTAAAGGTCTCTTTGAAGTTCTTAGAAAGAGACATGGTGAATTATCAAATATTCTTAAAGGAGAAAGAGAATGGAAGATTTAAACAAGTCGCAAGAGGAAGGCTTGGAACCTCTTGAGGACGGAGATCCTGAAAATGAGGGTCAAGACGAGGGCCAAGACCAAGATGAAGGCAAAGACAAGGGCGAAGAAGGTTCCGGTGATGCTGGTGAGAAAGAAGGAGAAAAGGAACCTGGATTAGAAGAGCAACTTGCAGCCAGGGATGCTGAGATCCAAGAGCTCAGGCAGTTGTTGAGAGAAAACAAGCGTGTCATGGATGAGCTAAGTAGCAGGGTGGAAGGCTCTGAAAAGATCCTTGACAAGGCTGGGATTCTGTCTGAGGAAGATAAAAAGGCTCAGAAAGAGCAAGATGCCCTTGTGAAGCAAAGAGAAAAGGAACTGGATACAGTCCTTGAAATGATGAGGCTTAATCCTAAATATGAGGACGTGGATTCTGTTGTATCTCAAAGTAACTTTGATGATATGATAGAAGCTATGGCCAAGGATTATGCTGAGAAAAATGGTGTTAGTATAAGGGAGGCCTCTGCAGATGTAGAGGCTTGGGTATGGTCATTAACAAATCCTTATAGGTATATGTATGATCTTATAAAGAAACATCATCCTTCTTTTCAGAAGGCTGAGGAAGGTAAGAAGAAGAAAGCCGCTGATGCTCCAGCGAGCCTGCAGAATCTCGATGGAGGTGCTGGAGGAGGAGATGTTGGCTGGACAGCTTCTAAGATAGACAATCTTCCAGAGGAAGAGTTGTCTAAAGTTCCCAGGGAGATCTATAGTAAATACCTTGCGGGAGAATTAAAGTAGGTTAGGAGTACTTAGATGGAGACGAAATTTCTAACAAATGATCCTTTAACAAGGAAACGATGGGCAAGAGAGCTATTCTCTCTTCTGCTTCCGTCTACTGAAATAGCCTATCTTATAGGGAAGAGCCCAGATAGTATAGTTCAGACGAGGACGGAGCTCGGAAAGGGAGATGGTGATCAGATAACCTTTGGTATTAGGCTTCCGTTGACTGGTGAAGGTGTAGTCGGCAGGGATACAGTAGAAGGAAGAGAGGAGGAACTTCTGTTTCGTGACTTTAAGGTTACAGTGGAAGAGCTCAATCATGCTGTATCTACTGGTGGTAGGATGGACCAGCAAAGGATTCCTTATAATCTTATGCAAGAGGGTAAGGATGCTTTGCAGTATTGGTGGGCGAGCAAGATAGCTGATATGGTATTTGCTCATTTGGGTGGAGATACTAGCTTCAGGATTGCTGGTAAGACCTTTGCTCAGGACCCAGTTGATCCTGATAGTGATCACTGGGTTAAAGCCAATGATGTTGCGGAAGCAAGCATGACAAGTGCAGATCTGCTTGATCTAACCATGTTAGATAAGATGAAGCAGGTAGCAGAGAACCCGAGGGCAGACTCTGAATGCTATAAGGTTAGGCCTCTGGTTCTTAAAGGCAAAAAGTATTATCGTGTTATCCTTCACAATTATGTGTTTGATGCCTTAAGGCAGAACACCAATATAGGCCAGTGGGGAGACCTGCAAAGGGCAGCTAATAAGCTACAAATGCCTGATGTAGAGATTGAGTATAATGGTATGCTTGTTAGCAAGAGTGAAAGGATTCCTCAGGTTATAAAGGATAGCACTGATAGTAGGGCTGGGGTGTTCAGGAATGTTCTCCTGGGTTGTCAAGCGGCTGTAATAGCCTGGGGCGGCGCAGGTGAGTCTAAGTCTACAACAATGTCATTTGTCCCTTATGAGACTGATGCCAAGAGGTTCATGAATATCAGGGGTGGTGGTATTCTTGGAGTAAAATGTGTCAGGTTCCAGGGAAAAGACTTTGGTCGTATTGTAGGCAGTTCTTGGGGAGCACCGATAGACTAAGGTAATAAGGAGCTAAGATGGCTGATCTATACACACATTCTTTTTCAGACAATGTCCGCTTAGCTAAGAGTAAGAGGTTGATAGCCCCGGCCGATGGAACCTATAATCTTATAAGGATTCCGAGATTTGCTCTTCTGAAGCAAGTATGGCTATGGGTTATAACCGCTTACTCTGGCGGTGCTCCTGAGGTTTTAGTAGGCTTCATGGGCAACGGCGAGTCTGCTGATGAGGATGGCTTTATGACCAATATAGAGTGTGATCCCACTGTAACAGGTCTTAAGACATCCATGGCAGGCACGGCTAAGTGGGCGGATGGTAAATACTTTGGAGACGCCGCAGGTGCTATTACACTTAAGACTACTAAGGGCACCACGGCGGGAACGCTGATAGTCTTTGCTGACTATTCAGTTGTTCATTAATAAGACGGAGGAACATTATGGCTACTTTAGGTGGAGATCTGAGGAGAACAGATCTTAGGACGAATGTAAGGATAAATCCCTTCTGGATACAGTCTGCAGAGATAAACAAGGATTCTGCGAACAAGATCGTGGCCTTGTTTTCATTTCCAGAGGCTGGCGGAGCCTATTTCCTGCATGAGTTTGTCTTTCATGTAGAGACGCTATTTGCAGGTGGAACACCTTCTATAGATATAGGCTATTGTACTCTGGATGATCCCTCAGTTGATCTTACATATAGCAATTATGATAAAGACAACTATATGGTAAGCACTGAGATTACGGAGGCAACTGCTGGATATTATCCAGGTGGAGCAATAGCTATTGACGGAGATGGTGCAGTGACAGGTACTGACTGGGCTAAGGCTAAGGCGGAAGGTTCTATAGGAGAGCTCATTATTGTAGGAGCTGATACTGCTATGCCTTGTATAACAGCAGAGGTTGCAACAGGACTTACATCCGGCGCCGGAAGGCTCTATGTCCTGGTAAGTAGACTTCAATAAGCTCTAACGGGATTGATAGGAAATAGCCCAGAAGGTTCAATTTTTGCATCTTCTGGGCTATTATAGGACTGAAGATGAATTTAGCTGAGCTAAGAGATGAGGTTGAGATAACCTTACAAGATACATCCTTTGGAGATAGAGTAGTCAACTGGATAAATGATGCTGTTGATCTTATAATCGATGATGCAGATTTGCCAGGGTTTAAGACTATTATAACAGTTGATACTGTCGAGGGTCAGGCATATACTAATCTTCCTTTAGACTGTAATGGGAGGATTTTGTATGTTGGAGATAGTGAGAATGAGCTACCTGGAGGAGTTGTTACGCTTGAGGCTCTTATGGAGATGTATCCTTCTATGAGTGAAACAGGAGATGTAGAATATGTCGCTGTGGAAGGAAGTACTTTATATTATCAGCCAATTCCGTCTACTGTGACGACCTTAACACTGCTTCATAGAAGAAGTCCAACAAGGATGACAGAAGAAACTCATACTCCCGAAGGAATACCTGAACATTTGCAAAGGGCTACTATTGTTTCTAAAGCTGCAGCTATTGGATTTAGTCTTATAGAGGATGGTGTTGAAGGGGAGAAAGTGAACACCAAGGCACAAGAGATCAATTATAAAATGGCTTTATTTGATCTTAAAAACTGGGTTGCAAAGAGGGTTCCTCATCGGTCAAGATCTATTTGGAGCTATTAATGGCTAAAGAATTCGTTTTAGATAAATGTCTTGGGCTTAATAATAAGACCAATCCTAAGAGGCTTATAGTAGAGGATGGAAAGTATGAGCTGGCGCAAGCTATAAATGTTGATATTACTCAGGATGGAGCTATTGAAAGAAGGAGGGGAGCTTACAGAAAGCTTACAGGGAGCTTTCATAGTTTGTTTACATATAAGAATATTTGTTATCTTGTTAGAGATAATGTTCTTTCATATATGAGAGAAGATTTTAATGTAAAAGATCTTGTTTATGTAGGAAATAAGAAGGTTAGTTATGTTGGAGTAGGAGATAGAGTCTTTTTCAGTAATGGTGATAAGAATGGTTATATTGAGGATTTAACATATCATCCTTGGGAGAAGAGTGAGTATATTGGGCCTGCAACTACTAAAGAATTTTATGGACCTCCAGTGGGACACTTATTGGAGATTTATAATGGCTTTATGCTTGTGGCCCAAGGTGATGTTGTTTGGTATAGTCTTCCTTTTAATTATAGTCTATTTTATTATGGAGGAGATTATATTCCTTTTTCAAGCAGGGTAAGGATGCTTAGGAGTGTAAAAGATGGAATTTATGTTAGCACTGAAGAGGAGATTTTATACTTGGAAGGAGATAATCCTAAAGAATTTTCTTTGGTCAAAATGACTGACTATCCTGCAGTAGAAGGAACTGATATTGTTATAGATGGCAGGAAACTTAGAGGTGGAGAGATCTTAGAGAAAGTCATAATCTTTTGTGCCCAAGAGGGTATATGTATTGCAGGGCCAAAGGGAGTGTTTGAAAATCTTACAGATAGAAGACTTGTTTGTCCTAAATCCAGTGAAGGTGCTGGGCTTTGTGTAGATGACAGGTATGTATGTACCCTTAGATTATAGAAAAGGAGATGTAAAATGGCAGTAAGATTAAGTACAGGTTTGAGGGATAGTCTCTTAGGAAATGCTTATCTTAAAGGGACTTCTCTGGCTTATGGTGATGGCGGAGCAGGAAATGATTATATCACTGACACAGAGAATAGATTCCTGGCCGCTGGATTTAAGGTTGGGGATAAGATAACTACAACGGGCTCCACTACAGCTGGAAATGATATGTCTGATGTTACTCTTCTGGCTGTATCTGCAGGGAAAATAGAGTTCGCTACAGGGACTGTTGACACTGCAGAGGCATTTAATGCTAATACAGATGTTGAAGGAGATAACCAGGGATCTTTGCAAGAGCTTTTGAAAGATGGAGTTATCAGGGTCTATAGTGGCTCTCAGCCTTCCAGTGCAGATGATGCAGAGACTGGGTCACTTTTATTGAAGATAACTGTTTCGAGTGGAGACTTCACTCCAGGCTCTCCTACTAATGGGCTTGAAATTCAAGGTCCTATAGATGGAGTTATTAATATAAAAGATGGAGAGATCTGGTCTGGCAAGGGGCTCTCTGATGGGGTGGCTGGCTGGTTCAGGTACTATGATAACCTTGAACAGATAGGAGCTGTTAAAAGTGCTGTAAGGTTAGATGGTGTCTGTGGAACCAGTGGAGCTCAGTTGAACATGAGTTCTACTTCTATAAAAGCTGGTGCCACTACTACTGTTGACAGCTTTGAGATAACTATGCCGGCAAGCTAATAGGAGCTTATTCATGGCTGAACCTACTACAAGATTAAGGAAAATACCTAATAGCACAGCAGCGACAGATCTTGATACTCCTGCAAAGAGGTTAGGAGATATATCTGGTCAAGATATTGTGTCTACAGGAGATGGCAATGAGGCTGATTTTGGAACAGTGGATATCTCAGTTGGAGCTGCTGATTCAGATGTTCTAACTTTTCTGTGGGATATAATCGCAGATGGTGGAAATACTCTTGTTGAGGATTTCAAGTTCTGGCTATCCAGTGAAGGATTTGACCAAGCAGGTACACTGTGCAAGTTTGCAGCCTTGTCAGGTGCAGACCAAGGATCTCCATCGCTAACACAGAACTATGTCGAAAATGCTATTGTCAGCTCTTATAGCTGGACAACGCTGCCTGATAGTCAGCCTGGGTCTATAAACTTATATCCTTCTGATGAGGGATCAAGCATGGCTCTTTCTACAACTTCAGATGATGCGATATTGTTTGCTGTTTATCTTGCCGTTGCTGATGGAGAAACTACAGGGCTGTATAAGGACGCTGATGCTGGCTATGAATTTAGGTTTTCCTTCAGATATTCATATAAATAAAGAGGATAACAATGGCTTATGCAAACTTAGTAGATCAGAACTGTGCAGGATTTACTGAAGAAGCTTTTCAGAGGATAAGGGACTTTATCTGTAAGAGGAATGGGACTTATGACTATTCCACTACAGGAATAGGATGGACTTTACATGATAGTCACTATGCTACAGATGAAGATAATTGTGCTATAGGAGACTGGTTTGTTGTAAAGTCTGTAGGTGAGTCAGGAGATGAGGATCTATATTATAAGATCACATGGTATGCAGCTGATAATATAAACATACACGGTATGCTTTATTGGGACGCTGCAACTGATACTGCATATAAGACATATGGCTCAACCACAGCACAAATTGTCGTAGCAGATGATGACCTTGCATTTCCTATCTGGGTATATGGGGATCTTGATCAGGTTATCATTGGAAGTCTTGTTTCTTCAGTATATTACTTTTGTTCCTTTGGAAGAACAGTAGATCTTCCTTACGACGATACAGTAGCTACTTGTTCAAGTAGTCTCTCTTCTGGAAATGATGTCTCTATAACAGTAGATGCTATTCCAAGCGAATGGGCTGTGGATAGATATCTGTTTATAAGGGATAATGCAGAGATGGACAAGATAAAGATAAAGACCTTAGATGCAGGGACTAAGACTATAACAGCAGATCTTGCTCATAATTTCTCGGCCGGCAGTAAACTGTGTGCAGATATGTATTATCAGTGTAGTTACAGTAACCAGATAACAGCTCAAAGTGAAGGTCTTATAAATCATAATGAAGCTGAAAGTGTTACCTGTTATAAGAAATACAGTGATACAATAGATTATTGTAATCCTGACGATATGAATGCTGAGCTCATTGGAGGAGAGATTCTTCTTGGAGGTTCAAGTGTTGGATTCTTCGGTAAGCTAAAGAACATCTATAAAATAGCTGATGGCGTTGCTGGTGTCAACAGTGAAGATGTATATACAGACTTCAATAGTGTTGATTGGAGAGTGTTCAATGCCTATAGCACTGAGTGGATAGCAATAAAAGAGGTGTAAGATGGCAATTACTTTCTTTAGTGAAGAATTACATCCTTTAAAGAGAAAGACAGTAACTTTCTCTGGAACAGTATCTATAGAGGGCTCTCCTGGAAAGAGACTTATTTGCTTACATAGGTATAGAGATGGATCTGTTATAGGAAGTACATATTCTGATGCTTCTACAGGGAATTGGTCGATTGATGTATCTTGTAATGCAAACGATAAGTTTATTGCTGTGTGCTTTCCTTTAGAAGGAGAGTCTCTTAATGCTGATGTATATGCAGGCGTAGGAGCATAATGGCTTATTCTCCTCCTGGACATGATTCTATAGACTTTAGTCTATCTGGGTCATACACACCTCCAAGCTATAATGATGTAGATTTTCTTCTTGGGCTTATAAGTGTCGATACTGAGTATGATGGTAAGGTTTATGTAAAAGATACTACTACAGTTCTATATGATGGTAAGGCTTATGTAAAAAATAGCTCTACTATTTTATATGATGGAAGAGTATTCTTATCTCCTGTAGTAGAATTTGATATTACTCTTCCTCTTTTAAGTGTAGATGCCATTACTGGTGTTTATGCTATAGGAGATGTAACATTACCATCTATAGAATCAGAAGCCCTTGCTGGTGCTTGTGGAGATGTTTCTCTATCTGTTCCTGAGATAGATTCTATTGCAAGTGTAGGAACTTCTTGTAGAGCCAGTTATGGACTGTCTAAGCCGCAGGTTCTATCTTATACAGGAGCCAAGGCTGAAGGCTCGTTACCTTTATTAGAGATAGAGAGTCAAGGGCTTGGAGAGATCCTTGCTAATGGAGCTGTTAAAGTTCCAGGAATAAAAGCTCTTGGTAGTGCAAAGGTTGAAGGATTAGCACAGGGAGCTATTCCTCTTGGGGTTCTTAGGGTTTCTGGTAAGGTTTCTCAAGGTTCTCTTACAAAGGGAATATTAGACTTTCCAAGATTGCGTATTTTAGGCAGCAGTGTTGATGGAGCAGTTGGCAGAGGGACAGCAGTGCTGCCGTGCTTGGATATAGATGCTTCTGGATATGAATTTATTACAGCCACTGGAGATGTTGATTTAGGATTGCTTGATATTTTTGCTAAATCAAGATCTCTAACAGATGAAACTTGTTGGATATTGAAATATGAAGGATAGATTTTTATGCTTGGCTATTAATCTTGTAGGATTGTCTATAAGTCAATATTGCGACTATGATTTTGAGTCTTTTTGCAAGATTGGAAACACTTTTCTTGGAGCTTGTAGAGAAGGCTTATATGTATTAGAAGATTCTGATATGAATGTAGATGCTTATCTTGAACTGCCCTCTACAGACTTTGGTCTCTCTTATCAAAAGAGATTAAGATCTGTATATTTTGGATGTGAGTTGGAAGGAAATCTAAGATTAAAGGTTTATGATGATGGAGGAAATGAAAGAGCTTATACTATTAGTGGATCTGATGGAGTAAAGGTGCCTATTGGTAGAGATGGAAAAGGTAGGTATTGGAAACTTAGAATAGAGAATGATACTGGTTATAAGTTTAAGATAGATAAAATTGGAATTGTTTCTGTGATCCTTGGGAGGAAGCCTGGTGATTACTAAGGAAGTTCCAAGGATAGTCCTTCATGGAGACTTAGAAGAGGCTAATCTTAAGGTTAGAGAGGGGATTAGGCAGCTTAATACTCTTAAGGACAATATGGGCTTTCAAAGATTAGATCAAGATGTTAGAAAGGTGAGATATACAGATGGAAGTGAGATAGTTTGTAGATCTTGTTTTGGAATAGATGAGGTAAATATATATGCTCCTAAAAGAGAAAAGGTTAAAGAAGGAATAGAGTGTGAACTAAAGATTCTTACTTTTGATGTTACTGGTGAGTTTGATCTTTTTAAATTGGTGGCTTATTGTATAGACGAAGATGAAGAGACTTGTGGTTTGAGATTCTTTCAAGGTGAAAGGCCTTTTCAAGATCCAAGAATATGTCATTTTTCTCAAGTGAAGTATGTATATAAAGACGAAGATAGTATCGTTCGACAAGGTTCTTTGATTCATTATGACTATTTTCCTACTTATCAGAATTACCCTGTATATAAGGTGGTAAGAATTGTTAATAATAAGGGTATGGCAGATTTGTACTTAAATCATTTCATGCCTCTGCCTATGACAAAAGCTTGGTTCTTTGGAGCTTTATCCAGGGACCTTAAGACACTTTATACTTCTTTGCTTAACATAGAAGAATGGAAGAACATTCCACCTCAACAGTGGACTATATCTTACAGTAAATATGAACTACAAGAGAATGATGATGGAAGCATGCAGTGGGTTTGTGTAACATCTGGACAAACACCTATGGGAGAGAATCTCGATCCCAAGATGTCATTGCAGGCTAATTCCTTGGATAGAAGAGGAAACTGTGGGTGTTGGCTTTATAATAAGGAGTATAAAGAGTGGAAAGATCCAGATGATACAATTTATGCTAACTGTCCTGATGGGCCACACAAGAGCTGGGTTAGAGATGGTACAAGAGCTACTGCATCTTATAAGACTTTCTCTATAAATCTTGGTAAGTTTATAGAAACTACGAGAAGGGAGTTTATGTTTTTATCTCATGAAATGGAAGATCTTGTGACCTGCAAAGCTGTTAGTGGAAAGGAGTATTTTTATGAGCTTGCAGATGGGACACCTAATGAGTTTGTAGATAATCCTGGTTACTGCAGCCGTACAGATGTTGAGCATGATACCTATCTTTGTGTAGTGTCTAAGACGTTACATTGTGATTACAAGCTTTTTTATGGAGGCTGGTCGAGGGATTATGAACTGTGGAATGGGTTTGATGCAAGGTATCCTCCTTGGGGTAAGTTCTTTTATGATGGACTTAATGATCATTTCATGAGCTTTAGACATTATTACCAGGTTCGTTGTCAGTGGGAAGGTGAGCCTCATATAGCAGTATGTACTGAGGTTAATGAAAGGTTTAACGGTGGAGCTATAAGGATTTTATCTGTTCCTAATACTTCTGCTGCATTCAGTGGCTCTATTAGAGTAGGGACAAACCATTTTGAAGTAGGTTATGATTCATCTGGAGGGTATATAGACGGAGGTGGTACTGGGCCGTCTTGGGTAGTACAGCCAGCTTTTTATTTTTGTACTCCGTATGTAGATATAACTGAGGATATTGATGAGGATTCTTTAAAAATGTTATCTCCCTTTGATATAGCTTTTACAAAGAAAGATAAAGTAGGAAATACTTTTATAGCTTATGACGAAGAGACAGATTCTTTAATAAAAGGTGTACATTTTAAGAAGGGAGGTCAATGGCAGTGGAGGATCACTCTTAGGTCTTCTGAATGTAAGGAGCGTGAAATACAAGGGAAGATAAGAGGTTTTCTTTCTGATTCACAGTATTATAATATAGAAGCAATTATGTTTACTTAGAGGTTAAGATGAGCTATATTGATATAGATGTAGGCCCTGTTAGGGAGCTTGTAACAAATAAGTTTGAGAGCACACAGACATTTGCAACTGAACTATGGGATCTGGCTAAGACATATCTTCAAGATATGCAATTAGGTGCATCTTCCTTTAGTATAAACTTAGGAAACTTAGATATTCCTCCTATGAATACAGATGCAGATGATCCAGAGGCCCCGAGAGAGCCTGATACTTCGGTGGAACTTCCAGATAAGCCTGGCGGAATAGAGACTACAAGTATTTCTATTCCAGACCTTGATATTCCATCCTTGGATGCAGTAGCTCCTGATATAATTATTCCTGATGAGCCAAGTGAAGATTATCCTGAAGATCCAGGAGATGGCCCTACTATTAGATATCCAGATATTCCTACAAAGCCATCTTATGATCTTCCTGATGCTCCAGAGTTTGAAGAGTTAACTTTTCCTGAGGTTCCTGAAGTAGAGACAATTTCCTTTGAAGGAGAGTATCCTACTTGTGATCTTGATCCTCCGAGCTCAGTTTTTGTTTATGAAGATCCTGGTTATACCTCTATGCTTGCGGATGCTGTGAAAGAGAAATTACAAGATCTTGTAGAGAACGGAGGTACTGGACTTGCTGCAGAGATTGAGGATGCTATCTGGGAGAGATCAAAAGATAGACTAGCCCTGGAAAATGAAAAGACATATAGTGATGCTGAAAATTACTTTGCATCTAAGGGATTCTCTATTCCTCCAGGGGCTTTAATGGGCAGGCTTGCTGAGGTTATTAAGGAGCAAGAGAGAGCTGTACAGCAGCTTAATTATGAAATATCTATAGAACAAGCTAAGCTTGCGCAGACAAATACACACTTTGCAATTACTTCAACTATACAGTATGAAGCCTCTTTAATGGCCTTCTTTACTGAGACACAAAATAGAGCATTGAATGCAGCTAAAACAGTACAGGATGCTGCTATTGCAGTATTTAATGCTAATATTGCTTTATATAAAGCAAGACTTGCAGGATATCAAACGAGGGCAGCTGTGTATGAAAGTAGAATAAGGGCTTCTTTAGCTGTGATAGAAAGATATAGAGCCCAGATGGAAGGCGTTAGAGTAAAGGCTGAAGTACAGAGAACACAAGTTGATCTGTATAGATCCCAAATAGCTGCTGTTTCTACTCTTATAGATCTTTATAGAGTAGAAATGGAATCTGCGAGTATACAAGCTAATATAGAGAGAACAAAGCTTGATGTCTATAGAGGAAAGATAGATGTCTATAATGCAAAGCTTAATGCTATGGTAAGTTCTTTTAATCTATACCAAGCCAAGATAGCTGGACAGGCTGCTAAGGCATCTCTTTACAGTGAACAAGTTAGGGCTTATGCTAATGAAGTAAATGCAGTAAGAGCAAAGGCTGATATAGATATTGCAAAGGCTAATGTTATTTTAGAGTCTAATAGAAACAAGATAGACATCTTAAGAGCAAAGATTGAAGAGTGGAATGCTGAAGTTAAGGCCAAGATGTCTGAGCTTGAGACTAAGGCAAGGATATATGGATATTCTGTTGAGGGATATAGAGCTGAGATTGATAGGTCAAGGACTCAAATACAGGCAAATGTTGATAAGTATAGAGCTGAATCTGACCATGCAGCTAATTATGCAAGAGTTGCTTTAGAAAACTCAAAATTGTTTCTTGATGAAGTAAATAGACAAAAAGAACTTGAGTTTAAGATAGCTGATTCCAGCGCCAGAATAACTGCACAAATGGCTGCATCGGCTATAAGTGCTGTTGCTGCAGGAGTTCAGATGTCAATGCGAGGGACTCTGTCGGGAGAAGTTGGAGAATATTACAATCATGAGCTTAGTGCGTAAAGGAGAGGCTTATGCCAAGAATTAGTTATTATGGAGATACAGATATAGATAGATGGCTTAGAAGAAAATATGCTGCAAAGGAAGAGACAGCAAGAGCCGCCAGGATACAAGCAGAAGCAGAAAGGCGCAGGGTGCAGCTTAGTGGTAGGGAATCTGCTTGGAGATATGGCCCAGGTGGTCTTGTAGGAGAGGAGCTTGCAAGGAGATATCCTTATGGATTACCAGAAAAAGAAGCTACTACGAGTAGGCTAACAGCCCTTCACTATGGCAGAATGGCTGGTGTTAGGGAAAGAGAAGTAGGCCTGGCGGAGCGAGAATCTGAATGGGCAAGAAGTCATCCAGAGGTATCTTCGGAAGATCTTATCAAGGAAATAAAAAGGATTGTTGCCAAGCCTGGAGCTTCCTTGTGTCCTGAGGGATATCGCTGGAATGGAGAGGAGTGCGTGCCAGTTGAGTAAAGAAATAAGAAATATGTATAGAAGAGCTGGGCTTGTTCCTCCAGATGGAAAGGGTATACATACCAAGCTGGCTCATAAGATAGTTATAGAATATCTTAAGAAAGGACTATCTAAAGATGAAGCCTGGAAGAGAGCTGTAGGAGCTCTAAGGGAGAGAGCTATAAAGAAAGCTCATAGACGCCAGAAGGTTCAATAATTGAATCTTCTTAAAGGAGAATAAAATGGCAGTTGCAAAAATGAGGAGAAAGAAAAAGAAGTGGGCACAGGATGCTGTGAAGAATCCAGGAGCCTTCACGGCTTATTGCAAGTCTCTTGGCTTTAAGGGTGTCACGAATGCTTGTATAGAAAAAGGAATTGCTGCTGGTGGAGTTGTGGCCAAGAGAGCTGTTCTGGCCAGAACTTTTAGGGAGATGCATAAGTAATGGCTATTGCAAGAATTAGAAAATATCTTCTTAAAAAGAAGAAAGAGCTTGTGAAGCTTCGGCCAGGTGAGCTTTATTATGGTACTCTTAAGAGTATAAAAGTAAGAAATAAAAAACTGAAAGAAACAATTCAGAGGTAGTTATGTCTTTATATAGTAGATATCTTGCAGAAAGGGAAGCCAGGGAGAGGGCTGTAGAGTCTGAAAGAGCAAAGTATAGATACAATCCTGCTCTTATTCAGAAAAGGCTTGCTGAAGCAGTAAGGATATTGGCCGTTCCTGAAGGAAGGAAAGTAAAGAAGGGCCAAAAGGCTACTTCTCTTCAAGCTGTAGAGAAAGCTATTCCTGAAGGAGATCCAAGAAAGACCTTAGGGACTGATATATGGAATAGATATACTTCTATGGTCGAAGATCCAAGGTTGGCTAAGTATAAGCCTTCTGAGATAATGGCTGCTGCTGGGGATATCGAGCTTGGAAGACGAAGGGAAGCTATTCATAGGTATATACAAAAGCAACATACAGGGACCTTTAGTACTTTTATTCATAAACCTTATGTTCCAATCCCTGGTCAAGAGAAATGGGAGAGAGAACATCCTCCAAAGATACATCATATGAGAGCTGAGGAAAGTGCGCTGTGGGGCGCCGGTGGAGCAGCTGTTATAGAAGCTGGAAAAAGAGCTATTGGGCGTGGTGTAAGGAGATCTATTCCATTGACTATGCTTGAGGCTGCAGCCACAGCACCACTGGCATTTAGAGTCTTTGAAGAGGTAGAGCCGAGGGTTACTGAGGCAATAAAGAGTACTTCTGTAGGAAAAGAACATCCTGCTGTTGCACATATAGGAGGCTTTTTGGCAGCGGCTGCGGCCAGTGGAGGTGTTCCTGTTAAGGCTATCTTTGGTGGAGGTTTATCTGAAGGAACGAAGAAATATCTTGGAACCTTGGCTGATAAGTTTTTAAAGAGAAATACCTTAGCTGAAGAGGTTACTGCTAAGCCTACAGCAGAGAACCTTACGAAATATTGGGATGCTTATAAAGAAGGTATTCGTGCAGCTGAGAAAGGAAGTGAGGTCTTAGAAAAAGATAAGGAAAAGCTTGTAAAGAACTTTGTTGATCTTTTAGATCGAAGGGTAAAGGAGTTAGGTGTAAAGCCTGAGAAACCTGTAGAACCTTTAGAGCCATTAGAGCCTGCTATTCCTTTGGCTGGGAGAGTTACAAGAAGAAGAATTCTTTCTCCTGAAGAGCTGGAATCCATAAGAAGAGGAATCCATCCAGGAGTTCCTGAAGGTGAAGGAGTTATAAAGTATACTCCAGAGGAGCTTAGGAGAGCTGGCATTGAAGCCAGGAAATATAAGTATTCTGATATAAAGTCTCCAGAGGGAATGGAAAGAATCTTACAGGAGCTTTCTAAGGGAAAGACAAAGAATGAAGCTATAGATCTTGTTGGAAGCATGGAGAAGGGAGTTGAAAAGGCTGAAGAAGCTGGAGCCATAGCTCCTGTTATGAGGAAGAAGCTTAAAAGGCTTGGATATGAAGATGTAGATATAAGGAATATTTCTCCTGGATTAGCTAACAGGATGTTAAAGGCTGCAGAGAGAACAAAGCAAATTGCCTCTGGGACTAAAGAATTAGAGCGTGAGATTAGGCCAAAGGCTGAGCTTTCTGAAGTAGAAAGGAAAGAGAGGTTATTGACTTTTGCTAAGGGATTATCTCCGCAGAAGAGGGAAGATCTTATGAGGAGGGGGATCTTACCTGGGAAGCTCTATAAAGCTATTGTTGAAAAAGAGAAAGCTAAAATAGAGGCTGGGGAGGAGTATAAGAAATATGTTTTGAGAGAGAAAGAGAAAGACTTAGAATATCTTAGTTCTCTTGGAACAGAGCCAAAGGTTCTTTCTAAGAAAGAATTTGTTTCTAAAATGCTTAAGAGCAAAGGTGCTAAAGCGGCTGTAGGTGTTGGTGTAACTGGAGCAATTGCTTCCAGGGAGGATAGTGCTGAGGCTGCTTATATAGGAGTTCTTGGAAAGTTAGAAAAGCCTGTTGCTTCTGCTTTTGGAAAGGCTGTAAAGATGTTTGTAAAGGGAGCTTCTGCTGCAAGGGATAGTGAGATCTTTAAGAAGACTGGCTGGTTTAAAGGACCTGATGGTAAGTGGAGGTTTAGGATTCCTGATTATGATGTGAAGGTTAAGATGCCTAAGGATGGAGGCAAGTTGCGCTATATATATCCTCACGAAGAGCTGTATAAGATTTATCCCCAGTTAAAAGATGTTGTTGTTCTTTTTAGAGATCGATTTCCTCCTGGACATGCTGCAAGCTTCCCTGATAAGAATCTGATAGAAGTGGGAAGAGGTATATCAGCGGACCAGTTTAAGCCCTTAATTGCTCATGAAGTGCAGCATTTCGTACAAAAGATGGAAGGATTCGCTCCAGGAGGAGCTCCTTTTGTAGAAAAGTTTAATATTATGAAAGAAGCAGAAGGAGAGCTTGGAAGACGTCCAAGTTCTTCAGAGTTGTCTAAGTATGTTCTTAGTAGATATCAGACTTTTGACATTGATAGAGCTGCCTTTCAAAGATATAGAAGGCTCTTAGGAGAGGTGGAAGCAAGAAGCGTGGCGGATGAATCTACTTTACCTCCAGAAGTATTAGAAGAAATGGTTCCTTATGAAACACAGCTAACTCCTGTTACTCTTATAAATAAAAGAACTGGGGAGATATATGGAAGTGTTCATTCTAAGGAGGCTGTTGAAGCTTTTAGAAGAGCTTATCCAGGGGAACATATACTGGCTACTCCAACTGATTTTGGGATATCTGAGGAGGAGCTTATTATTAGAGCTGGAACAGAAGCTTTTCAAGCTAAGGCCTTCAAGCCAGCAAAAGAAGGAGAGGCTCATAAGATAGCAGATAAACTTGATATTATATACAATGGAGTCCAAGAGGACGCTAAAGGAAAGCCTGCGTTTCATTTCTTTACTGATAAAAAGACAGGAACAACCTTTGCTACTAAGTCAGTAGATCCTTTAGAGGTACAAGAGACTCTTGATAAAAAGAGATTATCTTTTGGTATGCTCTTAGGTTTAACAGGCTCAATTATGTTTGGAGCCTTAACAGACTTTGTATCTCCAAGGCAAGCAGAGGCTGCTGGGATTCCTGATGCTGCTATGAGGGTAGTAACAGAGCTTGTTGGTAAGACATTAAAGGATGCAAAGCCTGTTGAGGTTCCTAAACTGTTAAAGGCCTTCAAGAAAATGGGCAGCATACCTGAGCCTCAGACAGATCCTTATACTTTGCCTAATCCCAAGGAATCTATTAGGATAATACCTGATGTAAATGCTATAAGAGATAGAGCTAAACAGCTTCCTTCCTTGGTGCAAGAGACAATGACGCCGATGGCAAGATTCTGGCACTATATGGGATATAAAGACGGCAAGGAGCTTATGAGTAATCCTATAGTCCAGTGGGCTGATGCTCAGGGAAGTGCTTTATATAACAGTACTGTGGCGCAGAAGACAGCTCTTAGAATATTGAAGGACTTTATCCCAGGATATAAATCTTCTGCAAAGGATCTTATAAAGGCTATGGAGCCTCTTGTGGAAAGGTATCATGGGCCTATGCAAGAGAGGTCATTCCACTTTGGTATGTATAAATACTTTGAAAAACTATCCAAGGATGAATGGAGAAAGTTAAGTAGAAAGAAGAAGTTTAGCAAAAAGGTGGAGGATGAGGCTCTTGCTACATTGGAGGCCTTAGAGGATAAGGCTAATAGGCACAAGGCAGCCTATCTGGCATCAGAACCACTTGTTCAAAGATATCAAAAGGATTGGCTTAAGGTCGTAGAGCCTTTGGCTAAGGATAAGAGACATGCAGGAATTAGAGTGTTTCTTGCTGCTGAGGATACCCACGATTTCAAGTTCTATCCTTGGCTTAAAGGAACTCTATCCTTTGAAGAGAAGGCTGCTGTCGGAAAGATAAAGGATATGATGGAGACTTACGGTGTCAGGGTAATGGAGGCTGGTGAAAAGATTATAACCAGTAGACCTTTTATGCACCATCCCTGGCATCCTAAGATGAACAATAAAAAGATCCTTGAAGAGTTAAATAAGAAATACCCTTACACAACTGCATCTCCTCCAATGACAAGGTTGTATAGTAGGTCTACTGGATATCTTCCTATGGTTCCAGATGCTGAATATAGTCTGACGGCTTACTTTAGAGATATAAACATGAGACTGGAGGCTATGAACTTCTGGAGAAAAGGTAAGCCTGATGGATGGTGGGCCTTTAAGACAAAGATAATGAATGAACCAGGTCTTGCTCCGAGAGGGCTTATAGAATCCTTTAGATCTTTTGAAGATGGATTCAAGCCTTATGATAGATCAAGTTTGAATAAATGGTCAGAGAGAATATATGCCTTTGAGGTGGCAAGGCTCTTGGCGTTCTCTCTGTCAGTTCCTTTTAAGCATATCCTCAAAACAGTAGCTACTGCCAGGATCTTTGGAGCTAAAGAGACAGCCAAGGCTGTTCCTAAGGCTGTAATCTCTGCGTCAAAGATTGCTATAAAACAAGCAGGAGGCGAGGAATGGCTTAAGAAGCGAGGTTGGGGACTGAATATGATGGATGAGGCTGTAGAAGCCTTTACAGAGACAGGAAAACTGTATAGAGTAATTTCTGATATTTCTCCATTCAGGGTAAATGAAGCTTATGGAGATAAACTCTTAATGTGGCTCAATACTGTTGGAGGTGCTCCTCTTGCGGCGAGTGAGAGGTTCGATAGGGCTTTAACAGTTATTTGCGCTACTAAGATGGCTGCAAAGAAAGGCATGACTCCTGCTCAAGCTCTCTATAGTGTATATGATACTATCTTAAAGACCAACTTCTTAAGTGGGCCAACGAATCCTTCTTGGATAAGAAATCCTTTTGTTAGGCTTATGCTTATGTTTCAAGGTACTCCTTATAAGATAATGGAACAAAGAGCTATGATGTACAAGCGTGGAGGCGAGGCTCTTCTTGAAACTGTTAAGCAGCTTAGAAGAGATGTTATAAAGGGAGAGCAGATATTCAAGTGGGAGATGGTGAAACAGGGATTAAACAAAGAGCAAGATCTTTTTGGTACGCCCCTGACTACACAGATGATGAGAGAGCTAATGCTTATAGGCACAGCGTTAGCTGCAGGTAAGTGGATATTTGACATAGATCTCTTACATCACTTTATCCATGTTCCTTTTGGAGAAGTCAGAAGAAGAGATATTGCAATAGGAATGCCTCCTGTTGTTAATGCAGCTTTGGATACTTATAATCAGTATATGCAAGAGGACTATGACGAGTTTATAGTATCTACATTCTTTAAACAATGGTTCAGGGCTACTATTGCAGGAGTTCCTGCACCTGTTCCTGTAGCTTTTAAGAAGGCCATTAGATTGTCCGAGGATGATATACCAGAAAGGTATAGAGATAGTAGATTAAAATATCTATTTGCTATTCCAGCCACTCATGATTAAGGAATAGGTTCTCCGAAGTAGATAAATAAGATAAAAATTACCAGGGCTATAGCTAAAGCAACAAGAGCTTCTTCGATGTGATCAAACATCTTTTTCTCCTTTCTATCCAAGAAGGTTCAATTATTGCACCTTCTTGTACCATATAGAGCCTCTTTCTCCCTTTGGGCCTATATATTTTCTTTCTATACTTCCACTTCTTAGAAGTGTATCAATAACATTGTCGAGCTTTGAACTGTCCAGGTCTCTCCATGTTAAGGATAATAGTTCTTTTTCTGTAATCCACTTCCTTGCTTCTATAATACTATTTACTTTGTCTACATCCACAGCTACATTGGATCTTCCAACAGCTTTGAATACATTTGGAAGATTATGTTCAATTTCTTCTATCGTTGAGATAGCTCTTTGAAAGTGTTTCCATTCCACTGTCATAGAGCTTCCCTCTGAAGCTGAATAGATTATTGAAAGTTTTTGTATATACAAAGGCTTCCTTTCATACCAGCCAGTGAAGATAGGATCTTTGCAGATTCTATTTTCATCAAGAGCATCATAGCTGTCATACCACTCTTTCCATAAGACGAAGCTTTCTTTAGACTGGATGAAACCGCCTGACATTCTACTGATGATATAAAGATCATGTTTGAGGTCTTCCTTAAGAGCCCTTTCTTTTGGAGTCTCTATTGGATAACAGACTTTTTTCTCCTTATGTTCTACCCAGACAAATATTATTCTTGATGTTAAGCCTGTTCCGATAGCTGAGCTTGGCAAGGTACTGGCGATACTATCAGGAGTGGTTGCAGCGAGGATATGAAGAAAGACTGAAGGTATAACATTAGTTCCTGAATGCTTTGTTCTGTATTTCCAAGGTATCTCCTGGGCATCGAATAGGTCTGTCAGATAAGTTATCATCCTTGTGTTCTCAGCCTTTTGGCCAAGAAAAGATTCAAATTCCTTACTTGTGACAGTCAAGGAAGCATGTCTAAACACACTTCCATCAGCCATTTGTTCATCTATTGCACTTTTCTCAAGATCATCTAAAAGAGCTTGAGGCGTTATAGCGTCGGCTGATATAATTATATCTGGAATGTCAGTAAGGAACTTTACTCCAAAGGATATAGCCTGAGATTTCCTTGGCCCTCCTGGCGGTCCAACAAAGACAACATACATATTAGGATATATATTTATTCTTCCAATAGGAAGGAAAACCTTTTTCCTTAAAACTGCTCCTATCACCGAGAGTGCTGTCCATAAGTGTAATATCCTTGCACTCTCAGTTTCTTCCATATACTCTTGATAAGAGGTGACCCAGTCGCTTAACTTTCTCATTTTATAACGTTTGGAGCATATTGGAGAAGTATTTCTTTTATGAGATTTGCTATTTCTTGAATCTGCGGATGGGCGGCTTTAGAACTCCTTAGTTTAATGAAGTGTCTCCATTCTCTTAGATTAGCTGTCATTACTATTTCAGTCTTTAGGCAGGTTGGTAGGACTGCTCTTGCAATCTGTGGAGAACAGCCTGCATCTAATAACTCAAAGTAAAAGCTTTCTGCATATCGACAGGCGTTTCTCCAAGCAATCGTTTGCCCGTAGCTTAAATCTGGAGGTTGGATAAAGGCACATTCCTTTTCGAACTTTTCTTTACTATAATTGCAGTACCTTGTACTCTCCTGGGCATAAGATGCTATCCTGTGTCTAACAATTTCATGAGATATTCCTCTATCTGTTATAATCTTAAAAGATGCAACAGCATGTTCCAGCATAGCATGATGGCCTGAATCTTTTAACATAGCTACAAATCTGCCAGCAGAATCATACGTGATTCTATCTTCACTTTTGTAGCAGGTCCTGCCAGCTATTTCAATCTGTTTTTCTGGATTGGCAGTTATCCAAAGAAGTTCTACTGACTGGTCCATTATCTTCATTTCTCCCTCCAAATTGCTTCAAGCAAAAACATATAATTGTGAATGTCTCCAAGATATTCTTCAATCCACTGCTCTGTAGGAATGCTGCCGGAAAGAATCATATCCCTTACAGCAATAATGTGCTTACTTACCATGCTCCATAAGGCATTTTGTGGAGTTATCTGATTCATGGATGCAACGTCCTTGAAATTAGAAAGTCTATCATCTTGAGATGAATATATTGTCGACTTGCGGTTAAGAGTTAAGAGGCATACATGATGTCTATATCTGATCATATTCATTAAGGTGTCTTGATTCATTTCATTTCCTCTATAAATTATCAAGCCATTTCAGGCCTTCGAAAAATACTTTGTCATAACGAGGCGGTCTTGGTGGAGCAACAAGGTCTCTTCTTTGTCTCTTAATAGCAAGTCGCCTACGTACTTCTTCTTTTAGTTTCTTCTTCTTATCTAATGTATTTATTCTTGGCATTTTTCTTGGCCTCTTTGTAAAGTTTCCTTCTCCCTTCACAGCGGATTGTTCCATTCATGTCTATGGTATATTCAGTATTTCTAATAGAAAAGTCGCCATAGATTGCCTTTCTAATTCTTTTAGCTCTTCTTCCGTTCATATCACCCCCTGCTTGATAGTTAAGACAAGATGTTCATGGCATTCACCACGACGAATAGTAATTCTTAACGCTTGCCATGCTGTATCTTTTCTGTCTGGCAGTACATTTTCAACGCCCTTACATCGAACTGGAGCAGACCAAATTGCTAACCAGTAATTTGTAGGCCAAAATCTCAAATAGACCGGCAAAAACTTCTCACAAAATCGGTCGAACATTATCTTATACCTCCTTTCCTTTCCGCCAAAGGCAGTTCAGGATATCCCTTCATTCCACTGTCAAACCATTCTTTCCAAGCTCTTGCCCAATCTCTTCGGTAGTCGTTTGGACAGATTAACATAAAATCTTTTCCAATATTAATAAAAAAGATAGGACAGCGAATACAAAAACTATCTTGAAAGAGACTGTCTTTCTTCCCAGGGCAGTTTTCTGGGCACTCTTTTGGGAAGAGTTCACCTCCGATTGTGATGGGTTTCATTTTATCCATTTATCCATTCAACTAATTGACCTTCTGGTTTCATACGCTTCTCCTAAGCTATAAACAAATCCATGTAGCAACTGTTTTCCAATAATTTATTTTCCTTCTTAGAATTGGTGCGCAGGCAATAACTTTATTGTTTTTGATAACAAAGCCTGCGCAAAGATAAGGCTTTTCAATTCTGTATAGACCATCTCTCATAACTTTCTGTAAAAACAACATCCTCTACAGGTATCTCCTGCACAGTTCCATCATTAAACTCCACAACTGCCATTGGCCCTGCCTCGATCTGATCAGACCAGTTAAAGAACCCATGAACAAGGCAATCTCTCTTCTCTTTCTTCCATCCTTCCTCTGTTTTATAGGCTTTTACATATCCTTTACGTGGTTTCATGTCTCCATCCTTCAATTATTTGCTTCGCCTGGCCTAAGATATCCAGAACCTGCTTTTTCTCGACTTGGTATCCCCACTTTTCATCGGATACTTCAATTTTATCTAAGCGTGAAGAAGCTGTGCCAATTAGATCATGCAGAATATTAAGATTATTTCTTGATATAAGTTGGAGCTCTGTATCTTTGCCACCAGCTAATGCTAATACTATCTTTTGGTGGAGTTCTCCTTCCTTGATGGTGTTTTCTTTGGTGCCCCAGGTTCCTCTTGTACCATTGTAGAGGCTGCAGAATCTGTACCTGTACCTGGGTTCGTGACAATCAGCATGTTCTTCAATTCTATATATTTTCTCTTTCATCTACTTCTCCAAAATTATCTACAAGGACTTGATACCATCCATGAGATAAGGCACAAATTTCTCTTTCCTCTATCTGTATCTCGCCATTATAAGTATGGCAGATACAATGTAGAACTTCATGGATGAAATTCTCAAAAAACGGCTTCCTTTGGATATTCATTTCCAGAGCCATCTTTGTCAGCCAAAAAGATAGTCCCCAGGGAATAATGCGCCTGGCCACACAGATCGTCCCTCTCTTTGAACTGATAAGGATATAGCACCTCAATCATTCTGCCGCCTATTTTAACTTTCTTTAGGATTTTTTCTGTGTCTATTATTATCTTCATGTCTTTACATTACAAGGCAATGAGGCTCAGAAGGGCGACGCAGATCAAATATCCTCTTCCAGTAATTATGCCCTTCTAAAGTACGAGCCCATACGAAAGAAGAGATTAAGTTATCACGCTCATTAAAGCCTATTTCTTTGGCATACTTTGGGCAAGCCTCCGCTCTCATTATGTGATAACGGAATCTATGGCCAGCTTCGGTATCTATATTGTAGATTTCTTTAAGTAATTTTTCTGATGCTTTATTCATGATCAGCATTCTCCATAAGAAAGCCTTCAAGATCATAAAGAATTTTGGCTTTCTCTTGAAATGCCTCTTCATTGTATGCAATAGCTTCACCCTTGCTTATACGCTCTTGATTTGCAGCGATCATGCCTTGGACTTCAACTTTTACTGCCTCTATATTGGCTTGCACTGCAAGTAACCAGGATTCCATGTTAGTTTCCAATCTTGCCTTTCCTCCTACATAGGCAACACTACAGATGTTTTGCCTGTTTTCTCTGAGATTATCTTGATACATTCTCGGCAACAAGCGTCTTGGATGCCATCCTCATCGCTTCGCTGATACCAGGAAGATGGCTTGGTCCATTCTCTGCCATTAAAATCTGCAGGTTCTCGTTTTCCACAGCCGTCGCAAATATATTCACAAGCCATTGGTTTAACTCCTTTCTTATCTGAGTTTAGATAGACTTAACATTTTCAAGTATACTCTGAAGTACACACATGACTGCCTTTTGATATCTATAAATTTCGTCTATCCAGCAGGTAGGCTTTTCTTCAGGTGCCTCTTCTCTAACGGCTTCTGGGGGAAGTGGCCCGAGCATATTACGTATCTTGTGTTTTACCGTCGTATCTAAATTTAACACAAGATCTATAGTATGTTTCATAGCTTCGGAGACTTCTTTGAATCTTCCGTCTGTTAAGCCTACTTCTTCCTTCGGTAAGATTGTGTTTTCTTTCATTGATGATTTGTCTAACATTTTCTTCTCCTTTTAAGTAATTAATTATGCTTTCTTTCCCACCAAGACCAAAGACCATCTTCATGAGGAATCCAGTCCTCTCTTTCTGATTCATGTATGTAATTCTGCTCATGCACTCCGATCAGGTGACAGAACACAAGCCAGCCTCCAAACTCTTTATCCCAAACTATCTTGTGTGGAGTTTGAGATATTATCTCTCCATTGTAGAGGGTAAGCAGTTTGTCCCCTACCTTGAATCTTGGCTTGGTGTTATTTTCGTTCTTTCCACTGGAAGAGTAATAGTAAGTTTCACGAGTGTCTTTTATCATGGCTTTATTTTCCATTTGATCTCAAAAGTAAAGAGGACCAGTAGCATAAATACCGGCCAAGATACTATTCCTTTACAGCACAAATATATGCCAACAGGGGTATTTTACTAAAGTAAATAAATCAAAGGAAGTGATTTTCATTCTTGCTCTTCTTTCTTATATATCTTATACAACCTTGCCCATTGCCTTCTACAAAATCTCTGAAATTCCGTAGGAGGCTCTCTGTTAGAATGCCAATCATAAGTCCAGTGGCAAAGTGGACTCAAGGCATCCATTTTCTGTGCAGTGGTTAGACGCAAGACCTTGCTTATAGATATTCTCCTTCTATAGTTTCTTAAATATCCAAAGAACAAGCTTTGTTATTCCATCAAAAACCCGGAATATTAAAGCCAAGGGAGCAAGGAGAACTACTCCAACTATCATTACTGCTCCAATAATCTGAGCTAAACTTGATTCAGAATATTCTTTGTCTCCTCTTTTTATCTCCATGATATATCCAGCTCTTCCATCTCTCCCCAGTTAGATCCCATCTTGAAATCTACATCTATTTTCATGATCTCTTGACCTACAGGGATTTCCTTTATCATACAATCTCTAAGTAGAGGAATAACAGTATCTACTTCTTTCTTTGGTATCCTTAAATAAATTGCATCGTGAAGTTGAAGATATATTTTATATCTATCTCCATATCTTTCATAAAAATCTCTTAGAGAAGAATTCAATAAGTCACCTACTGTTGTTTGTGGAATATAAGAATAAGCCCTTCTAAAGAGAGCCTCTCCCCATCTATCAAGAAATAGATGTGATCTTCCAAAGAGGTTTGTCAAGGACCTTGATCTTCTCAGCTCTTCTTGTATACGCTTGTGCCATAGAACAAGCATAGGGTTTTTGTCAAAGTATCTTTTAAGCAAAGGCTTGGCTTGCTGCATAGTTATATTTAGCTTATCCGCAACTACACCTGGACCAGCTGCATAGTTTCCGGCGTGTCTTAAGGTTTTCCCTATAGATCGTTGTTCAGAAGTAACATCGTCTATATCTACTTCGTACATTATAGACGCTGTATATCTGTGGACATCGTGATTTTTCTTTCTTTCAGAAGGAGACATCCCAAAGGATTCTTGGAACATCTTCATAAGAGCCATGTCAAGACTTAAATAAGCTACCACAACAGCCTCTGCCTGAACATAGTCAGCCTCCAATAAGACTTCATTATTTGATACAATATATAGTTTCCTTGCAGCTTTAGGTATATTTTGAAGATTTCCTGGCCCATAAGGGTCTATAATAGATTTACTTGAAGACCATCGACCCCCAAGATCTGTACCTGTTATATTATAAGAAGTATATATCTTTCCTTCTGGAGATGTCTCTATATCTAAGAAGGTAGATATTAACTTCTGACATTTTCTTCTTTTAATTATATAAGCAGGCACCTCGTGTATTCTTGCAAGGTTCTTTAAAGCCTTTTCTTCAGTAGTTATCTTTCTGTCTTCCTTTACGCTTTTTCTTCTTTTAAACTGAAGAGGAAGACCTAAGTCTATATACAAAAGTTTCTTTATTTGGTCTGGGCTGTTATAGTTTATATCATTCCTTCCAGTCAAAGAGAGCAACTTTGCATCTATTTCTTTTAGTCTTTTTTCAGCATCTTTTCTTATTTTATCTCTTTTTTCAAGAGAAACATCTATTCCTTGTAATTGCATCATAGCTGCGGGCTTAATCCAGGACATTTCTCTTTTAAAGGTTTCTTCCTCATGATGGGCTTTTAGCCTATCTTTCAAAGGTTCTATCAAAGCTGCAGTATTAATAGCATCTTGTACGTTGTAAAACCCAGGGTTTTCGTGGGATAGAAACTTCCACATAGGAACGTCTAAGCAAATACTGGACACAAAGTCCAGGCTTCTTGGTAGTTCTGGCCAGCAACAATGAGCTGCTATCATTGTGTCCATGTAGATATTTTTGCAGTAGATATGATTCCTCTTCCATAGAACGCTTATGTCATAAGTAGCATTATGAAAAACAAGAGGAACAGAAGATAGAACCTTTGCTATCCAATACCATATCTCTAATTCATCTCGTTCAGGGAACCTTGGATAAGAGCCATCTAAGATTCCTAAAGATACACCCCAATATGGGCTATTAGAAAAGCCTATTCTGTTTATGTGAGCCTTAGTAGCCTCAATATCTACTGCTAATGGTTTATTTTCCTTTAGAAATACATTCTTACATATATCTATAAAAGCATCCTTTGAAGGATCTATATCAAAGGTTCTGCTGTCCTTTCTTATCCCTGGAAAAACACTGTGATATAAAGCTTTCTTTAGATCAAGGACTGCTATATAGGATAAATTCCAAGAATATCCAACAGCCTGAGGATGATAGGTAGGAAGGACTTTTTGTCCAGGAACAAGAGTAGACTCCATGATATAGCCCCTGGCGGACTTTATTCCTCTTATACCTGTCAAGGCCCATAGGGCTGTTGCTCCAAGGGCTATTACGACATTAGGCTTATAGGTTTCTACATCTCTCTTTAGTTCTTCAATCCAAGCGGATAGTTCTGGTTTAGGAATTGTCTGCTTTTTATCATGGAAGTAATATCCTATATTGTTCTTAGGAGGCCTCTCCCTTGCCACGTTGGCTATAAGACATTCTTCCCTTATAATACCAGCTTTAGCCAATAGGATATTTAAGGTCTTTCCTGCAGGACCTACAAAAGGAAGACCTGTTAGATCTTCCTCAGCTCCAGGAGCCTCGCCAACAAGCATTATATTGGCTTTACAAGGGCCAACTGTTCCAATGTACCTTGCCATAAATATATTTCCTTATTGTAAGTTTTGGCTATATCTATCTCTCTTTCTATTCCTGCAGAGTCTTCCCATCCATCTAAAGTAAGAATGTATAAGACATCCGACCATATTATAAATTCTTTATTTAGAGACTCCCAATAAGAATAATCTATAGGAACAGGAAACTTGGAGTACATAGCAATTAAGTGACCATGCACTATAGGAGAGAAAACAAGATATCCTGCTTTCAGAAGAACCCCTGCAGCCCTGGCGGCTGCTTTTGCTCTAAGGGCTCTTACAAGATACTGTTCATGTGTATAAGGAGATGCCAAGTATACCTTAGTTGGCTTCATTTTTGACCTTTGATAATCTATCAACAGCTGTTGCATAAATAGCTTTATCTATCTCACAGCCTTTGCATATAAGATTATGTTGTAAACCAGCTTCTATTATCGCACCGCTTCCAAGGAAAGGATCTAATAAGACCTGGCCAGGGTAAGCTACTCTCTGTAAGAGTTCCTTTATTAAAGGGACTGGTTTCTCTGTGGGATGGAGCCTTTTATCTGACAAAACAGGATCACACTGAATCCAGTCAGGTTTTCCTTGTTCGATAATAACAGAATCTACTCTTCGACAATAGAGAATCATTTCATAGCAGGCTGATGGCCAGTTTTTTGGGATGTTACACTGGCCTACAGTTCTTTTTATCCATATTATAGGCCTTATATGAGCGTCCCAGTTGTTATCCACAAAAAATCTTCTTATAGTAGAAAAATATTCAGGGCATACAAAAATCCAGGCATGGGACGTTGGCTTGGATATTCTGAAAGATTCTTTTGCCAAGATCTTATATAAAGATAAACTAATTTCTGGATCATCAGAAAACTTATGGCCAGTAAGAGATTGTCCTCCTGGCTTTCCTCCTATCTGCTGTTGAACTTCATCTATATTTATACCATAAGGAGGATCTGTTATGATTATATCTATAGAGTTATCTTTTATATTTTTCAAGTATTCTACTGCATTTGCTTGACAAATATCACAGCTTTGTTGCTTTTCTAAAACCTCTTGGGCTTTCTCAAGGGCTGCGAGCTTTGTTACAACAGCTTCGGCTCCTTTTACAGCTTTTTTAATTGCCTTCTTTGTAGGAAGTGTTCTTAGTTCAGGAAAATCCTTTAGAATCTCAGTTATCTTTATGGCTTCTACTACTGAACCAGGGGTTTTTCCTATAGATGCAGCTGTATCTTTCAAACGCCAGCCTCCCTTCTTTCCTGGCTGGGCTTCGCCATAAAGTTTTTGTCTTATTCTATGAAGATCTGCAATAGCTTCAGCCTCCTCTGCAGGAGATAGATCTTCTCTTTGAAGATTCTCTTCAAGCTCTATCTCCCTTATTTGGAGTGGGCTGGCTGTGTCTTTGTAGATACATTTTACTTTTATGTTTCCTAAGAGACATGCTGCCAGTCTTCTACCACCAGCTACAAGAACATTGTCCTTTGTTATGACGATAGGGACAAGCTGGCCAAATCTCTCTATTGAAGCTAATAACTCTTTTAGCTTGGGGATCTCCTTCCTATACCTTGGAAGATCCTCAGCTATCTTTATTTCCTTGGGGTCTTTTTCAAAGATAATAGATTCGTCCATTTTAAGAAGGTTCAATTATTGAATGTTCTCGGTTAAACAAAAGACAACTCCACAGTTAACACACTGAAATCCCGCTACAGGAAAGATTTCGTCTCTACCAGACTTAGAGACCAGGGCAGGTATTTTCTTTAAATGCCAAACAGTAGTAAAGAATTCTTTACCACAGCTTGGACATTTTACAGTTTCAAGGTTCTTGAGGTTAACATTAATTTTACTGTTAGTTGGCTTCATGATAATAGCTCCTTTAAGGATAAGAGGTCTTTTTTGTTGATTCCAAGAGTTTTTAACAAGGCTTTTTCTTCTTCTGTCAAGGAAACAGGGGAAGTCTTTTTCCCCTTAGAAGATCTTTCAAGATCACGAGCCCTCTCCTCTCGATATTTCCTTACAAAGGCTTCTCTTTCAAGAGGAGAGAGCTCTAAAAAGTTATTATATAACTGGTGGAACTTCATTTAAGGAAGGATTAAATTATTCTCTCTATATCGTTAAAGTTCCTTCCTTCATAGGTTCTGACTCCAATCTTGAGATCCTTCTCAATTCCTATCCAAGAAGCATTTGCAATGCCTTCTGCAATGGCGGCAGGAGTAGAGAGATTTACGCCCATGATCTTGGCAAAATCATGAAGCATGTTGATTTTTGCCTGGCGCTTTGTCATATTTCCTTTTTTGGTCAGTTCATTCTCATCTCCTGGCTTTGGAAGCCAGTTTCTATAGGTTATCTGGCTTCCATCAATAGCAGTTTCTCCATCTGACATTACCCCTCCATTACCATTAAGGGTAAAGGTCCAGACAATGGTCTGGTCACCGGCGTCGAACTGGACGTCTGTAATATAAGCATGATAGACTCCAGCTGGAATCAGCGGAGCCGGCCTATATTCATCGTCTATATTAAAGTCCTCAGAGATTCCGAAAGAGTCATCTACACCATCAGGATAATAAGCTTGTTCTTGAATTTCTTCTTCTTGTGCTTTTTTCTTTGCCATAGTTTCTTTCTCCTTTCTTTGTTGTTATTTCTTCTTATTTCTTCTTTTTAGATGTTTCATTACTTCATTATAATCATTTGGTATGAAGTCTGGTAAGAAATGATCTTTTCCAGATAACCTTGACCTGGCTTTCTTAAAGCCAATTGGAACAGTTTGAAGGAGCCATTCCGTTTTCTGGCCTGTTCTCTTAGTAGTAGCATAATAGACCTCTTGAAAGAGACCAGGGATCTTTTCTCTTAACTGGCCTGTCAACAGAGGCGTTATATCCACTATAGCACCAGTGTCTTCGTCTCTCGCAATGTCTATATGAGAGATAACGATAACATTACAAGGAAGGCCCACTATTTGCCTTAGTTTTCCTTCCATCATGTGCCTTACCATCATATAGTGAACATTCCAAACTGGGCCACCTGTGGCACTTCTCTTGGGGTCAAGGACCAAGGCTCGCTCCATTGCAAGATCTGTCATTGTAGAGGTTGAATCCACAATGACAGTCCTATATTTTCCTCCTTCTGCATCCTTGATAAGGTTAAGAAGATCCTTCTCAAACTTGACCCAGCCTTTCCAGTCCCTGGAATACTGTTCATAATCGAAGTCCTTACCTCTATAAGAGATAATTCCTTCATCAAAGTCAAACACAAAGCCTGGAGTTGGACACGAGGCTGCAAAGATGGACTTTCCAGTTCCATAAGATCCAACTACCATAGCTTTGAAAAACTCTGTTTCTGGGCTGACATTCTTAGCTGATGGCATTTTCTCTCTCCTTCTTAGCCACGAGGCCAGAGGTGCTTATCTCAAAGATGTTAGTCCTATCCTTTATATACCCCTCGGGAAGAATATCTTGACTAACATCCTCTGTTAGTTCCTTAAGGGAAATATCCCTTTCGCAAAGATCGCAATATCTGCACCTTCCGAAAGAATAACAGCTGCTGAACTCCATTGGCCAGTTGTTAGTCTCTTGGGCTAAGAGGATTTCATTACAGGTGGATAGGAAACTTTCTCTCCATAGGTTAAGATCCCTATCAGAGAAGATTTCTGGAGACCTTTGGAAGCTAATATTCAGCTTTCCCCAGGTTCCATCGTTCTTCTTTCTGGAAGAGATTTGATGAAGATTAACAATACAGCCTATGGCTCTTAGCTGAGGAATAGCCTTTCCTGCGTAGGTATATCCTAAGATTTGAGGAGATCTGTGTAATCTTCCAACTTGGATGGAAAGGCTCTGTGATGTAGTCTTGTGCTCCATTATATATGGAAGCTCGGACATCCTTACTTGCATATCCAGAATGCCTGTGAAATAGATCTCTTCTCCTTTAAGGAGGGGAAATCTCCTCTTTTCTTTAGGAGAGATTTCCATTTTTATCTTGAAAGCTCTTTCAGTTTCTACTACCTCTAAGAGGTCCTTATCAAAGGAATACTCTGTACAGTAAGCTACAAAAGCCTCAAAGGCATTTTGAAGAGAGCGGTAGTCATCCTCTGGAAAAGACTTCTTGCTGCTTTCATTCTTCCAAACAGCCTCTCCAAAGGAGAAAGCCCGTTTAATAGCTTCTTCTCTTTGATCCCAACCTTTCTCTTTTATCCAAGAATAATAGCCCTCTAAGAGAGCATGAAAGGTTGAGCCATATCTGATAGCACAAGACCCTTGTGCGGGAGTGAGGCTAAGTATTCTTGATAAATAATATTTGCGCTTGCAGGACACAAACGCACTTCGATAGGTGTTGTCAAGTTCTATCATTTTATCTCCTTGACATAGAAATGGCTGGATAAGCCAGATAGACTTAGATATGGAGGGTGGCAGATCTCAAATCTAAGCTATATCAATGCCTGACTAAGAGGCGGCTCGTGACTTACCCAGCCTGTTAAGGTTGTTAAATAATCCCCAGCTTTTCCAAGAGTCCCCTGGCCACATTCTGCTCCTTTGGAGAGAGCTTTTCCAGATTCTCCAAGAGCTGCTTCTTGGTGACCTTCGGAGCCGCTGGCGCTCTGACTGCCCAGTTACCTGCCATGAGGCCTTCCCAGACTTTGTCCATAGCCTCCAGAGCAACATTGCCGCTCTTCCCAGCAGCGGCGTCGCCTATCTTGTGGCCGAGGCCAAAGGGGCCGAATTTTTCCTGGATGTCTGCTGGGAGCTTTGTAAAGTCATATTCCCTGGTCTCGCCAGTTTCCAGTTCCTTTACCTTTACAATCTTACCATCAATCGTTTTTTCTAACTTTCTTTTTGCCATATGGTTCTCCTTTCTCTATGTAAGATTTTATGGCACTCTCCACAAGAATTCCTATAGGAGTGCCTGTTACAGCCGATTTTAATCTTAGGAGGCTTTTAGTCTCCCTGGTAATTAAAATATGTAAGTGTTCTTTTGGTGACCGCATGATCATATGTATAACATACAATCACGAAGTTGTCAACAAATATTTTCAAGATATTCCTTTATTCCTTCTCTTCTATCTTCAGGAAAGGAAGATATAATCTCTTCTTCAGAAAGGCCATCTCTTTGCATAAGCTCTATCCTCCTGCGATCTCCAGGAGAGATAAGGTCTTTTATCTTTCCGTTTTTTGTTTGTATAAAGGTATGAGACTCTATCTTTGTGATACAAACATATAGGTTAAACTCATAAGTCTTTATAGAAAGAACAAACTTATGGCCTAAGGAGGCTTTCTTCAAGCCTCTCCAATATCTTTGCTTAACAGCATTTGCATGTCTTTTGTCAAGACAAAGAATCATGAGGCTTTCGCCTTCTTTTAATTTAAGAAGACTATCAATGTCTATCATATCTTATACTCCTTTAGAATCTCAAGTATTCTTCCAGTTGCCTCTCGGCACTTTTCGCATTCTCCATAGCTTGCTGCATCAGCATACAACTCAAAGAAATCCTGTATTTCTGATAGAGAATGTAGTATTCCTTTAGCCAAGAATATGCTCCAGTTTCTTTTTCTATTTTAGGATTTGTTTTCTTGTAGCTATTATAATACTCCTTTTTGCTTAAGAATTTCTACATCTTCTTTTGTTAGTTGAAGAGTCTCAATTATTTCTTGTTTAGAAAGACCATCCTTCTTCATTAGAAAAATAGTTCTTTCTATTTCAGAATTAGAGGTCAAGGCTACTTTCTCAAGCTTTCCGTCTCTCCTCTTCTTAAATCCAATAAGCGGCCCTGTAGAGGCTGTCTTTTTAATCTTTACCCATAGCTTTCCTTTATGAAAGAAGGGAGATATAAGTAATTGAGATGCCTCTACAGGGGCTATTTGGCTGTATCTATCTTTGGCTTTTCGAAGGGCTTTTATTAGACTTTTTTGATCATTTCTTGAAGAGACTGGTATATATAGCTCCTCTTCGGGAGCCATTTTACTTGACTCTTCTATCCATCTACTTGCTATTTTCATCTTTATCTTTTATTTTCATAAGGGCAAGATCTACAATCAATCTTCCTATAGCAAGATCTGTAACCTTTTCAAGAGACTCTGCCTGCAACCAAGGACTCCCATAAAAAGGAGTTCCATCTCTGTAAGAATGAAGAGACCAGCCTCTTGAATCAGCTAAAAGAGAAAGGGACTTGTCACAAATATTGTTCAAGAAGTCTATCTTCTCAGCCAGACTCATCTTTTTCTTGTCCATGTTTATTACCTCCTTATAATAATATCATATCTTGGATATAAAGGAACTCTTTTTGAAGGTTCCTTATGCGACCAGGCTCCAAATTTAACAGATATAAGTGTCCCTGGTTCTGGAGGATTGTTCCAAAGCTTATATCTCTCCATTTCTGTTAAGCCTGAACACTTAAAGGTTCTGCCATTTTCAAGAGATCTTAAAATTAAAGATCCAAAGGTGTCAAGATGCCTTTCTGTTCCTGGAAGGGCTTTTTCGAAGCCTATGAACTCGACTACTACTTTATAGATAGGTTTTATTTTCCACATATAGTGAGCGTGGTAGCCAGGTCTATAATAGGCCTTAGGATTTCGGAGAATAATTCCTTCGAAGCCTCTGAAAAGAGAGGCACGTAGAAGAATATTTAACTCGTGTATACTTAAGTTAAAGGAGGGACACTTTACAAGAGGGCTGTTTAATTCAAAACTATCCAAAGCAAGAATTCTATTCTCTTGTAATACAAGGGGCTGACAGAGATCGAAAATATAAAACTTAAGTTGTAAGCTATCTTCTGTAGGAGATAGAGTTCTAACTGCTCCGTTTATTCTGTTGAACTCCATTACAGGATGAAACAGCTCCCCATCAAAAGGAAATTTATATTCTTGAAGGGCCTTCACAATGTGAGGAACACTCAAGATTTCTCTATCTCCTGAAGAAAATAATTTTTTCTCTTCAGGAACCCAATATGCCCTGGCGCCGTTATACTTATATTGACCTATTAGGGTCTTATAACTGTGGTGCTTAAAGTAAGCCACGGCGTTGTCAACACTGTTGAATCCTTTGCATTTCATTACTTTCATATTTTTAACCTTTCTATAGATTGTATTTGCTTCCTGTATATAATCCATCTTGACAAAACTTTTTTAGCCCAGGTTAAAACCTTTTTCTTTTTGGCCAAAAGGTAAAAGTGTTCCCAACAGCTATATGTTTCTATTCTAACCCTTGCTGCAAAATCTCTTTGAGGCTCTGTTTGAGCAAACCTCCATAATATTTCAGAGATATACTGATGGTCATCAAGTGGAGGAACTTCAGCATCAAGATTTGTTTTTCTAAGATTAGCATTTCGAAGATATGCTCCGACTAAGAAGGCATCTTTGAAAGATGCTCTGGCAAGATCGGCCAAAAAGAAATTTACTCCGCCAAGACGTGCCTTATAAAACGAGACTTTATACAGAAGAGATCTTTGGAATGAAGCTTTTTCAAGAATAGCTCCATCAAGGCATGCTCCAGTAATAACTGCATTATTAAGCTGTGCTCTGCGGAGAGGTATTCCGTTTCTTGCAGCTTCTTCAAGAACTTCTTTAATCGAATCAGCTTTTGACTTATAAAGAACTTTTCCATCTATATCTTTAATTATCATTTCTTGCTCCTTTCCTAAGAAGATTCAATAATTGAACTTTCTTAATAGGGAGAGCAGCCCAGTCTATCTAACATCTCGAGGAGGCGGCAAGACGTTTTTTTTTCTGGGCTGCTCTTTGTTTATCTCTTGTAAGGACAGGTTAGTTTCTTTAGATGAACCAGGAAATGGTCTATTAATCCTTCTATGTCTTCTTTATATTTCCTTTCTAAAGTTTCTCTGCACAGTGGACATCTATTTACTCTGTACCGTGCCTCTTTTACTTCTACATCCTCAGGAAGCTCCTTCAGTCTATATCCTCTGAGGGAATCTCCACTGCCTCTCATTTCCCAAACTTCTTCGTGCATTGAGCCGCATAGGCGGCAAAGGGTTATGTTCCTGAGATAGTAAGGCTTTGGTGCTTTAGGAGACTTGTCTCCTCTGGCCGTCTCCCATTCTAAGGTAATCCCCATCTTTTCTAAAGCAGAAACCTCTGCAGGGGATATTGATAAAGTTACTGGGATAGTTAGCTTCATAGTTTCTCCTTTTTCTATACTTCTTTATAGAGTTTTGGCTCGCCACCAGTATAACACTCAGATATTCCAATATAGTTCTTCAACAAGACAAAGTCTTTTCCCAAGAATATTTTGCCAGTTACTTTGTCATGCAGGGCCAGACATCCGTAAGACGTATCTTCCCACAGTTCTACGTTTTCTTTTTCTGTTACTTTGTACCATACATATGGACGGCCAAGCTTTTCCCATTCCTCCGGTTCCAACACACTTCCATCTCCTAAAATATGGTTACCATGATAGTGAGCCTTAAGATCCTCAATGAATTCTTTCACTTTCTGCCTCCTTTCTTACTGTTCCATCTTGGTTAAACCCATTTGCCATAATGTTCTTAATAGCAAAGGCACTTGACCTTCCGTACAGGAGATCTCCCAGGAACATCCTTGTCAGTTCTGGAATGCTTTCTCTGGCTTTCCTTGTCCATCTCCACTCTCCATCACGGCATCTTCTATAAGCCCATGATGGACCAGTTAGCAAGTAATTTATTGTCAGGTTCATAAAGTGCCTCCAATATTTATTTTGTTTATGTTCATTATAACATATATCATGGCATTTGTCAATCATGTATCATGAATCACGCATAACAATTCACGTGTTCCCGTCATTGACCAATTGCACCTTCTTGGGGCCTTTGGTCCTTTAAGAAGATTCAATCTTTTTTTTTTTTTTTTTTTTTTTTTTTTTTTTTTTTTT